GCGAAAGCTCGCGGCGTCATCGCGCTCCCTTATACTCCTGTTGGAAACACTACCGGCCTTATTAAGTACGGTTATGTTGATATCACGTATACTGTCCCAATCGATATGCCGATTACCGAAGCGAACAAGCTACCATTTCTTGGTAGTTCGTTAGGCAATCACTTGGTACTATCTGAAATGGTCAATACGCGAAGTCAGATTACTGAGTAATCAGTAAGCCTTTCAACTGTAGGTGCTTTACCGAATTTGGTCAGCACTTAGGAGACATGATGGAAAACCACTCGTCCGCCCTCTCGTTCGCAATTAGCGTCCATGAGAGACTAACTCGAGATAGCTACTATACTGTTTATCAGTCATGGTGCGCTCGAGTGCATTCAATGCCTTTGGCCCCTAGCGTGAAATGGGAATACCTCCTTTCATGGAAAATCGACCCTTCGGATTACGATAACCCGACGGTGTTCGCTAGCGATTGGCAGTTATTCAAACTGTTATCGAAGCTTTGTATCGGGAATAGCCCGGCACAAGCGGACAAAGACGTTGCATTAGCGAAGTTCTTAAATTCTGAACACCGCTGTTCATTAGTTAACGATCATTTCCTCTTAAATCGAGGGTCTTCGTTCGAATTTAATCTTTCGAAGAGAATAAATAGTATCGTGAACTATGTCCTAGGAGATCCTAGTGATTTTGCCCTCTGGGTAGAATCAAGCAGTGTTCCCGAAGAAGTTTTAGGTTACCAAGGGTTAAATTTCTTGAGCCGTGAACTTCCTGTCGGTTTCAGATGCTCCTTAGAGCCCGAGTTCGGGCCGGGTACAAGCGTCGGTAGAACTTCGCGGGGCACTGGTAGCTTGATCGAAAAGACTCAAGGTACTATCACGCGCGATTGCCTCTGGCTATTTGACTGGATAAAAACCATATGGGAGGGTTTCCGCCCATGTGATCCTGTCATTTGTTCGAGCAGTGTCCTAACTTACGTTGCAAAACGTGTTGGTGAAGCCCGTACAATCTGTTATGAACCAAGCCTGAATATGCTTGTTCAAAAACTGATTGGGGCCTATATAAAGCAACGGATGAAATCCGTCCTGCGTATAGACCTCTCGGATCAGTCCCGTAACAAATCGTTAGCACGCCTCGGCTCACTTTGTGATTCCTGGGCTACTATTGATATGTCATCGGCGTCGGATCTTTGGAGTACTATGTTCGTTATGAACCACGTAAGTTTTTCGTGGTTTCACCTCCTTGATAGTTGTAGATCTAAAAATTATACGATCTATGATAAGAAAGGTAAGGGTAAAACCTGTTCGTTCCATAAGTTTTCAACTATGGGCAACGGTTTTACTTTCGAACTCGAGACCCTGTTATTCTATGCTGTTTGCAAATCAGCAATAGACATGTCGGTTGGTGATTACCAGCCGAACGACATCGTTAGTGTTTACGGGGATGATATTATCATCCCG